CGAAACGAAAGACCAGGAGGTCTGTCCTACTTATTTGTTTTGTCTCGTGTGACGCTGGGGGCGGATGTCGCTATTACTAGCGTCATTTTGGATGCGGCGAAGCGGCGGTTTCCAGAGGCGCGGATTTTTTTGGTGGGGGGGCGGAAGAGTTGGGAGTTGTTCGAGGCCGATGAGCGCATCGAGCATTTGCCTGTTTCTTATCCGCGGGCGGGGTCGCTGGGGGCGCGACTGGATGCGTGGCGGGAGTTGCGGACGTTGCTTACACAGCCGGATAGCATTGTTATCGATCCGGATTCGCGGTTGACGCAACTTGGTCTGCTGCCAGTCTGCGCGGACGAGGATTACTATTTTTTCGAGAGCCGAGGGTATGGCGGGGACGGCGATGAATCCTTGGGCGCCTTGACGCAACGGTGGGTCGCCGAGACATTCGGTGTCGAGGACGCTCGAGCTTATATTGCGCCGAAATCTGGTCCGAGCGCGGGGATTGCGGTTAGTCTTGGTGTCGGGGAGAATGCTTCCAAGCGGATCGGCGGCGGATTTGAGACCGGGCTGCTGAGTGCGCTTGCCGGGCCTTCTCTTCTCGTCGATAAAGGAGCGGGTGGCGAGGAAGCGGATCGGGTTGCGGCGGCAGGCGCGGGGCTGGACATCCGGTATTGGGATGGGGCGTTTGCTCCGTTTGCTTCTGCGATTGGGGGGAGTCGGTTATATGTCGGGTACGATTCGGCCGGGCAGCATGTTGCGGCGACGTGCGGAGTTCCGCTGGTGAGCGTGTTCGCAGGCTTCCCTGCCCCACGGATGTTTTCGCGGTGGCGTCCGACCGGGCCGGGGCCGATGGAAATCGTGCGCGTTGAGAACAATGACAATCCTGCTAACGTGTTGGAACGAACGCTTCGATCGATCGGCAAATATGGCATAATCCAGACATGACTCCCACCGTCGTCAAGATGGAGCCGAAATCCGAGGGGATCGCCACGCCCCGGAAGAAGAAGCCAAAGGAACTTGCGGTCATTACCGAGTGCTGTACGGGTTGCGCGGGATCGCCGGCGTGCGTACCGTACTGTCCGGTGGCGGATTGCATGTACTGGGTTCCGGATGAAGATCATCGGCCTTTTGGGCGCATCGAGGTCGATCCAGTACTTTGCATCGGCTGCAAGAAGTGCGTCAGCAAGGGGCCAGACGGCGCCTTTCTCGACGGCTGCCCGTGGGATGCCATCGAAATGATTCCGATCGAGGAAGTGGAAGCTTCGATCGGGTTCAAGATGACGGTCTAGTCACAGCTACTAATTTCTTTTTCATTCTGGTTTTTCAATCACTTCTCTTTTTGCGTCCAATCGGCGGTGCTACTGTTTGTACGAGATGGATCAAATGGCACAGACGGTTGAGGTGCGCGCGTTCTCGACGGACGAGGAATTGAATGGCGCGATGCAGGCCAAGCTCGAAGCGATCTATGCTGAGATCCTCACGGCGCCGGCGGTCGCAACAGCCTACGAGCGGTATGAGACTGCAAAGGAAAATGTCGCGCGGCTGAAGAGAGCACAGGCTAGTCTGACGCGGAGGGCGCGGGTCGTTTTCGACAAGATGAAGGAGGTTGCTTCGTCGGTCGACATGGCGCTCATCGAATCTCATGCGGAGGGCAAGGAGTGCGCCTCGGCGGGGTTAAAGAGCCTGGCGGGGCTGGAAACGGAGCACCGGGCGGTGTCGCGAGCGAACAGCAGGGTGCTGGAGCACTTGCTGCCGCAGGCGGAGATCGCCGAATTGAATCGGACAGCGGACCATCTGACGGCCAAGGCTTCGGCGGTGCGGGACGCGGCTTTGCAGAGAATTCAACGGACGGCGCAGATGATGGCGGAGGCGGCGGAGTACGAAGGTGGGATCGTGTTCGATTCGCTGAATACACTGTCGGGTGAGATGCAGCGTCAGGCGGCGGAGTTCGACCGGCAGGCGGCGAACTATCGGACCTGGGCGCGCGATCGGGAAGAGCAGTACTTGAAATTGGCCAAAGAACTGGAGTCGATCAGTTCGGTGAGGATGAGCTAAATGGATACCAAAACTAAATTTCGAAGCCTAGTTCAGGATATGGACGATGCGCAGCTCGGTGTAATGGCTGAGGAGCTGGCGGCAGCGGTCGATGCGCGGCGGAAGAGGATTACTACCGAGGACATCACGATCGATCGGTTGAAGGACCCGGTGTTCGCGGCCGAGGTGCGAGCAGAGCTCGAAGCGGTTCTCAAAGGGATCCGTTAAAGTATTCACGCGAGAGAAATCTATTTTGCGGTGTTGTTTGCAGGCACTTGGGATGTCGAGTGAGTGGATTGGGCGGGGTGCGATGGTAGTCTGAAATCACAAGAAGTTGATCGGTGCACTTGTTGGAGCCTTCCGAAGAAACGGAAGGCTCTTTCATTTTCCAGGGGAAACCAATGTCCACGGATAAGGGGAGCAAGAAACCGCAGAGTCCGCGCGCAAAAGAGAATGCGCGGCTTGTGAACCTCGCGATCAAAACATTCGGAGCCAAGTTGGTTAAGAAGAATGTGACAGTAGGGGAATTTGTGCGGCTACTGGAGCTTCAAAAAGAAATGGACGGGGACGAGCCGAGGGAAATCAAGATTACATGGGTGGATCAGGGCGAGACCGAACCGACTTCCGAGAAATAGAGTACAGTCCTCTTCCATCGCAGAAATTGTTTCATAAATCGACGGCACGCATGAAGGGGTTTTCAGGGCCCATCGGATCCGGCAAGAGCCAGGCGCTGTGTCACGAGGCGATCCGGCTGACGTACTTGAATCCGGGACGGTCGGGATTGATTGGGGCCCCGACTTATCCCATGCTGCGCGATACGACGCAGCAGACGCTGTTCGAGATTTTGAACAGCAATCGGATTCCGTATGACTACGCAAAGGCGGAGAACATCCTGGTGATGCGGGAGAGCCGGTCACGGATTCTGTTCCGGCCGCTCGATGAGTTCGAGCGTCTGCGGGGAACGAACCTGGCCTGGTTTGGGCTGGACGAATTGACTTACGCGCCGGAGGCGGCGTGGCTGAGGCTGGAAGGCCGGTTGCGCGATCCGAAGGCGAAGCGGCTTACAGGATTCGCAGTGTGGACGCCGAAGGGATACGACTGGGTTTATCGGCGATTCATTTCAGAGCCGAAGCCCGGGTACGAAGTGATCCAGGCGAAACCTTACGAGAACCGGTTTCTGCTGCAGCAGGTCCCGGATTTTTACGATCGGCTGAAGAGCAGCTACGACGAGAAGTTTTACGAGCAGGAAGTGCTGGGCAAGTACCTGCACATGCGCGGGGGGCTGGTGTATCACACGTTCGATCGCACCCTGCATGTTGTGGACTTGAAGCCGAATCCGAGTTTGCCGCTTTTGTGGGCGCTGGATTTCAACGTGGACCCGATGAGCTCGGTGGTGGCGCAGGTCGAGAAGGGCAGGATCCGGGTGCTGCATGAGATTGTGCTGCGGCACGCTACGACCGAAGAAGCCTGCGCGGAGTTCTACGGGGCATTCGGGAAGCACGGCGCGGGAATTGTCATCTATGGCGACGCGTCGGGGAATAATGCGCAAACGACGGGGAGCTCGGACTATCAGATTATCCGGGACTTCTTCCGGGCAACGGGTCGAGTTCCGCTGGACTTTCGCGTACCGAAGGCGAATCCGCAGGTGCGGGACAGGGTGAACCTGATGAACGCAAAGCTGCGATCGGCGTCGGGTGAGATCCAAATGCTGGTGCACGGGCGCTGCAAAGAGCTGATCAAAGATTTCGAGCAAGTTGCTTACAAGGAAGACAGCAACCAAGTGGATAAAGAAAAGGATCGGCGCCGAACGCATTTGTCGGACGCGCTCGGGTACCTGGTGTGGCAGGAGTGCAGGCAGACGCAACCGATCGGAGAGAGACCGGAGCGGCTTTTGTAAAGGGGTGAAACGAGACCAATGGAAAACATCAACCGGGAACATCCCGAATACGTAGCCAGGAAGGCGATGTGGAAGAAGTACGGCGACCTTTACTCCGGCGGCGAGCAGATTCGAGAGCAGGCGTCCGACTACCTCGTACGGAGGAATAAAGAGCCAAAAGAAGTGTACCAGGAGCGGCTCAGCCGGGTATTTTACGAGAACTACATCGGGTCCATTATCGACTGGTATGCTGCTACCCTGCTGCGGCGCGAGCCTGTGCTGGTGGCGGATGGAACGAATGAATCCGGTAAACAATTCTTCAATGGATTCGCGGAGAACTGTGATTTGCGCGGCTCCAGTCTTGCCGATTTCTTTCGACGGCAGATAGCAAATGCGCTGGTTTACGGCGGGACGTATATTGCGCTGGATTTTCCGAGGTTCACAGAGCCGGCTCCGAATCGGGCGGCAGAGGATGCGACGGGAAGGTCGCGAGCGTTCCTGGTGGAGTACACGCCGGACGAGGTCATCAACTGGAACTATGCGGCGGATGGGAATCTGTCGTGGGTGGTGATTCGGACGTCGTGCCTGAGGCAGGAGAAAGTCACTGATTCGGAATGGAAGCAGGAGACGCGCTGGATCTACTACGACCGGGAACATTTTCAGATTTACACGAGAGCGGAAGGGACGGAGCCGCCTAGCGAGATCGTGCTGGTAGATGAAGGAAAGCACGGGCTGGCGGCGCAGCAGCGGACGCCGGTATTTCGACTTGGAGTGTCAGACGGGCTTTGGTTGATGAACAAGGCGGCACTACTGCAACTGGAACACTTCAACAAATCGAATGCTCTCGCCTGGGCGTTAACGATGGGGCTGTTCGCGACGCCGGTGGTTTATTCGGATCGGGAATGGAGCCAGATCGTCGGCGAGTCTTACTACATTCAGCTTGGACCACAGGACAAGTTCGGGTGGACGGAGCCGGAGGGGCATGTTTTCCAGATCGCGGCGGACAATCTGCAACGGCTCAAGGATGAAATTTACCGTGTCTGTTACCTGATGGGGCAGGCGGCGGGTCCGCAGGCGTCGAATGTCGCTCAGTCGGGATTGAGTAAGCAGCGGGATTTCAGCATCACGCAGGAAGTGCTGCGGGCTTATGGCGACGCGGTGAAGGACACGATCAAGCAGGTGCTGGGAGCGATCGAACTGGCGCGAGCGGACGGCCTGGCGATCGATGTACTGGGGCTGGACGATTTCGATATCGGGGACTTCAGCAGCGAACTTGATGATGCCCATAAGCTGCTGGCGCTGGGAATCGGGTCGGAAACCCTGAAAAAGCAGCTCTTCAAGAAGCTCGCCTTCAAATATCTGTGCGACGCGAAGCAGGATATCAAGACGCAGATTTCTACTGAAATCGACGCCTCCTTCGAGACGAGCAGGAACTAAGGGCAAATATGGACGAGTTGAAAAACGAGCAGGCGGAGGTGTCTCCGGCCGCGGCTGTGGACATCGCTGCGGTTGTGCGGCAAGCGATCGAGGAGTTCACGAATAGAGACCAAGCGAAGAACGAGCCAGCCTACCGTACGGAACTGCAGGAAGAGCGGCAGCGACGAGAGCAGCTGGAGCGGCGGCTGGACGAGCTCGTTGAAGAGAACAAGCGGAGCAAGGAGATCGCCGAGGAGGCGCAGACGAGCTCGGCGATACGAGCGGAGCTGCAGCGGCTCGGCGTGGCCAAGGTGGACCTGGCGTTCAGAGCGATTCGCGGCGACATCGTGCGGGCTGAGGACGGAAGGCTCGTTGCGCGGGGCGAAAGCGGCGAGATGGGTGTCAAGGATTATCTGGCCAGCTTCGTCAACGAGAATCCGGAGTTTCTGCCGGCTCGGATATCGGGCGGGTCGGGCGTGACGGCCGGCCAGAAGGCGCCGGGGGGCGGGGGCGGGAACGTCGATTTAGACCGAATCAAACCGGGAATGAGCCGGGAAGAGATGGACCGGGTGCGACAGGAGATTATCCGGCTGTCGCATCCAAGAGGGATGTAGTAATCCGCGATTCAGGCGGCAAACGGGGCAGGGATGCCTAATTGAAGAAGAACAGGAGAAACAATGCCAGCAATTACATCAGCGAACTTAGCGAACGCGATTGTGAAACTGGTGGCGGCCGACGCTTTGCCCGCCCTGGTGGGGAACCTCGTGATGGGGAACCTTGTTAATCGCGATTACGAACCGGTCTTGGCGCAAGCCGGAGACACGGTAAACATTCCGATCGCACCGACCCTGGTAGCCAATAATCTGGCCGAGGGCGGGACGGTACAAACGCAGAATCCGAACGTCGGGAACGCGCAGATCGTGCTGAACACGCACGCGGAAGCGACTTTTCAGATCCCGGATGTCACCAAGGTTCTTGCGGTTCCAGATTTGCTTAACCTCTATATGCAGCCGGCGGTTATTGCGATCGCGCAGAAGATCGAGACCGATCTGCTGGGTCTGTACGCTTCCTTCACGGCTAACTCAGTGGTGGGTACGGCGGGCACGGCTATCAACGAAGCGGTAGTCGATGCGGCGGAGACGGCGCTCTTCCAGGCCAAGATTCCGGCGAGCGAATCGAAGTACCTGGTGGTTGACGCCTCGACTTACTCCCAGTTGCGGCAGATCAGCCGCTTTAGCGAATTTCAAACGGCGGGCGAGGCGGGACTGCGTGCCCTGGTGGATGGAACGGTCGGCAAGATCAAAGACTTCTACGTGTTCCGTTCACAGTTCATCTCGAAGACTGGCAGCTCTCCGGTGACGACGCATAATCTGGCGTTCTCGAAATCGGCAATCGGGCTGGTGATGCGCCGGCTACCGCAACCCTTACCGGGGACGGGAGCGATCGCGGAATATGGCGAGATCGGCAACTTCGGCGTGCGAGTGGTCATGAGTTACCAGCCGAATACGCTGGCGCAGCAGTTCACGGTGGACGTTCTGTACGGGGCGGCGGTTATTCGCGCGGCTGCGGGAGTCCAGGTCAACACTTAGTGAATCTCCGGGGGGCGGGCAGGCTACCAG